AAGTTTCGAGCAAGGGTGCCGGAAATAGCCGGACGTCGCCGGTACGTCGCCGGATCACGAAGGAGCCTCGCCGATGAGATCGAACCTCGCCGAATCGCTGTTTGCCGCGTACGTCTTCCGCATCGACCCGATCCTCGCCGCCGGCGCGTGGCCCGACGGGACGCCGCTCTCCGGCTCCGACGTCGCGTGGATACGCGGCCTCGGCGCATCGCTCCGGCTCGCGCTCTTCGAAGAGCTCCCGGCGTGGCGCCCGACGCCGGACATGGTCGCGCCGCCGGCCGAGTCGGAGCTCCGCGCCATGCACGGCGACCGCTAGCCGTGACGGACGCCGCCGGCGATCGCCCGCAGGACGTCGGGCGCAAGCACTCAAGGCGAGGAGCTCCGTCACCGGCGACCGTGACGCTCCTCGACGAGTACTACGCGGCGATACGCCTGGAGCTGCGCGCGATCCTCATCGAGCTCGGAATGCCGACAGTGCCGACCGGGCAGCTCCCGGCATTCGACCTCCGGCCGACGCTCGACCGCCGGCGCCCGCTCTGGGATCTCGCCGTAAAGCTCGCACGCGAGCTCGCTGCGGAGAGCGGCGCCGGCGAGATCCAGCCCGTCGGGGGTCCTTCCGGGCGAGCACGGCCGGCGCCGCGGCTCACGGTAGCAGCCCGCCGCCATCTCGGCGGTTGAAGCTACCGCCGCCACGCTGGGAGACGCCGCTACCGCCGACGGCCGTCGGTTCGTGGGGTCCGCTCGTCGTCGCCTACGCCCGCGACGAGCTGAGGATCGACCTCGACCGTTGGCAGGTCCGGGCGCTGATGCGGGCGCTCGCCGTCGATGCCGGCGGCGTCCTGGTCCATCGCGAGTACCTCGTATCCGCCGGCCGGCAGTCGGGAAAGACGGCGATCGTCCGGGCATTGATCGGAACGGCGCTCACGTCCGACGGGCTCCCGGCGTCCTGGGAGCTCCTGTTCGGGATCGCCTATAACCGGGCGCAAGCGCGCATCCCGTACGCCGCCGTCCTCGCCGATCTCGCCGAGCTGGCGACGCGCGTCGGGACCGAGCGGCGTGGCGGGCTCGCCCTCACCCGCTACCTCGGCATCCGCTCGGCGATGCACGGCCGGCGTCGGGAATATCACATCGCCTCGCGTGAGGCGCGCGACGCCCTCCGCGGCTACTCGATCGACCTCGCCGTATTCGACGAGGTGCGGACGCAACGCGACGAGGAGACGTACGCCGCGCTCAAGCCGACGGTTGCCGCTCGCCCCGAGCCGCTCATCTTTGAGATCAGCTCGGCCGGCGACGAGCGATCCATCCTCCTCCGCTCGCTGTTCGACCGCGGCCGGCGGATCATCGACGGCGCCGAGCCGGCGGAGGGCTTCGGGATGACGTGGTACGCCGCCGACGACGGCGACGCTCCCGACGACCCTCGCGCCTGGGCGAAGAGCTCGCCGGCGTACGCGGAGGGCCGGCTATCCGCGGCAACGATCCGCGACGAGCTGCGCGCCCTGACGCCCTCGACCTTCCGCCGGGAGCGGCTCAACCTCTGGGCGGACGCGGCCGATGAGTGGTTGCCGCCTGGTGTCTGGGCGCGGCAGTCGGCGCCGACGCCGGCGACCCTCGGCCGCGTCGCCCTCGGCGTCGAATCGGAACCGGGCTGGAGTCGGGCAACGATCGGCGTCGCGATCGTCAACGACGACGCGCCGACCTTCGTCGGGATCGCCGCGGAGCTCGTCGCGCCGTCCGGCTCGACGGTCGCGCCGGCGGATCTCCTCGACGAGCTGGAGAGCGCCCGGGCCCGCTACGCGCCGGCGCTCGTCGCCTGGTCGCGGGCGAGCGCCGTCGCAAAGCACCTCGACGCCTGGGCGATCGACGCCGACGTCGCGACCCTCCCACTCACGCCGGGAGATCTCCGCTCGGCGTCGGAGCTCTACCGCTCCGAGCTCGTCGGCCATCGCCTGACGCACGCCGACGACCCGGTACTCAACGTCCAGGCGCGGCGGGCCCGCCCGTCCGGCGACCTCGCCGCCGGCGCCTGGTACTTTTCCGTCCGCGAATCGGCCGGCGCGATCGACGCGCTCCGGGCGACCGTCTGGGCAAACTACGCCGCGCTCGCGCCGACGGAGCCGGGATCGCAACCGATCATCTTTTAGGGGCGGTGCACGCACGCACCACTAGCGTATAGTCCGGCCGTGGGAATGCTCGACGGAATCCGGCAATGGGCGCGGGCGGGCGTGCCGTCGGAGAGCGATCTCGGGGGACAGATCGAGTACGCCGTGCGATCGCGTGAGCTCGGCCTATCCGATTACCTGGGTATCCCGGCCGTCTTCCGGGCGCGGCAGCTCATCATCTCGATCGTCTCGCAGCTTGAGCCCGTCGCCCTCCGCGACGGCTACGCGATGCCGACGCAACCGCGGGTCCTCACCCGGCCGGCGCCGGAGATCACCCGGCAGGAGTACCTCGCGCAGCTCGTCGCCTCACTCGTCGATCACGGGAGCGCCGCGCTCTGGCAGCCGGCTACCGGGCGCAACGCGGAGGGCTGGCCGGAGGTGTCGATCGTCCTCCCGTTCGACGAGGTGCGCGTCGAATGGGCCGACTCCAGCCGGCTCTCGCGCCGCGTCACCTGGGCGGATCGGGAGCTCGTCGTCGGGCGCGATGTGCTCCTCGTCACGATCGGGCGGAAGGCCGGCGAGCTCCTCGGCGTCTCGCCGCTCCGGGCGATCGACGAGGCTCTAATCCGCATCCTGACCGCGGAGCTGTACGCCGGCGACTGGTTCGATACCGGCGCCGTCCCGAGCGTGACGCTCAAGTACGACGGCGCGCTGACCGACGAGGGCGCTTCGAACGTCAAGGCGAAATGGATCGAAAATCACCGGGACCACTCGCCGGCCGTGCTCCCGAAGGGATGGGACCTCCAGACGAGCGGGACCGATCCGGGCTCCTCGCAGCTCCTGGAGACGCGCAAATACGGCGACCTCCAGGTAGCCCGCGGCATGGGCATCTTTCCGGCCGAGCTCCTCCTCGCCGAGCTAGGCGGCTCGAGCCTGACGTACCAAAACGTCGCCGAAGCTCTTATGACGTTCGCCCGGGTGACGCTCCAGCCGGTCTATATCGCGCCGATCGAAGAGGCTCTCTCGGATCTCCTCCCGGCGACCCAGGCCGTGCGGATGAATACGAGCGAGCTGGAGCGGCTCGGGACGGCCGGCCGATGGGCGGCGTATGCGACCGGCATCGGCGCCGGATTCATCACGCCGGAACAGGTCGATCGTTGGGAGGGCTGGCAGAGGGCCGAGCCGCTCCCGATCCCGCCGCCGTTCGCGCCGACGCCGGCACCGCCTGGCGCACCCGTCCCGGTTCGCGCGCTCTCGCCGCTTATGCCGCCGCCCAGACCGTGAGGTATCGCAAATGTCCGATGAGATCCTGACGACGGCCGCGCACGAATCGCCGATCGCGGTCCGGTCCGAATCCGAGCGGCTCGTCGATCTCCGGGTGATGCCGTGGAATGTGGAAACGGACACGCCGGAGGGTCGCGAGCGTTTCCGTCGCGGAGCGTTCCGCGGCACGGCTCCGGGCGACGTCTCGCTGGAGGCGATCGGGCCGCACGGCGCGCAACCGGGCGTCACCCTTGCCGGCCGCGCCGTCGAGCTGGAGGACCGCGAAGACGGTCTGTACGGGACGTTCCGCGTCTCGCGCACCCGCGCCGGCGACGAGCTCCTGGAGCTCGCCCGCGACGGCGTATACCGGGCGGCGTCTGCCGTCTTTGCGCCGATCGCGAGCCGCTCCGTCGGCGGCGTCATCGAGCGGCAGAGCGCGCGGCTCATCCGCGTGGGAATCGTTGAGCGAGGCGCCTATCCGGGCGCCGCTGTCCTGGCCGTTAGAGGAGTCGATGCAATGACCGAGCCCACGCCCGATCCGACGCCGGAGCCCGTTCCCGATCCGACGCCCGCGCCCGTGCCGGAGCCGGCCGGCCGGATGCTCGCCCGCTCCGACGACCTCGACGCGCTCCGCAACGATCTCGTCTCGCGCATGGCGATCATCGAGGCCGGCGGATCTCGCGCCGGCGCGTCGCCGCTCGCCCGGTTCGATTCGCTCGTCGAGTACTTCGACGCCGCGTACGCCGAGCCCGTGCTCGGCCGCGTGCTCGCCGATCAGATCTCATCGCTAAATCCCGGCGTGATTCCGCCGGCGTGGGCGACCGAAGTCGCCGGTATCCTCGGCTTTGCGCGGCCGGCGATCAACGCTACGGGCGGGCCGGCGCCGCTCGGCGATTCGGGGATGGAGCTCGATTGGCCGTACCTCGATCCGGCGCTCAACCTCGACACCCTCGTCGCGAAGCAAGCGACGGAAAAGACGCAGATCGCGTCCGTCCTCGTCAAGATCCTCAAGGGATCGCAGGCGATCGACACGTACGCCGGCGGCTCGGACGTGAGCTACCAAACGATCCGCCGGAGCCGGCCCTCGTACCGCGAGGCGTATATCCGCATCCTCACGATCGGCTACGCCCGCGTCACCGAAGCCGCGTACGAGGCGCAGCTCCTCGCCGTCGCCGGGAGCTCGCTCGTCTTGACGGCGACCGCGACCGCGGACCAGGTCCGCGCATTCCTGTTCGCCGCGTCGGCGATCGTCAACGACACGACCGGCGCGCCGGCGACCGTCGATCTCGTCTCGCCGACGGAATTCGCTCGGCTCGGCGGGCTGGCGAACCTCTGGCCCTCGGCCTACGGCACGGCGAACATCGCCGGCACGGCTCAGGCGTCGAGTCTCTCGATCAACATCTCCGGGCTGCCGATCGTCCGGGCGCCGTTCCTCACCGGGAATACGCACCTGGTCCTCAACGGCGAGTCGGCGCGATGGTACGAGGACGGGCCTTTCCCGATCTCGGCCGAAGACGTCGCGAAGCTCGGGCAAAATATCGCCGTCTGGGGCATGGGCACCGGCGCGACGACGGTCCCGAAGGGGATCGTAAAAAGCACGCTTACCTAGTGACGGTTTGGGTAACGGGCGCCGAGATCCTCGTACAGTCCGGCGCCTATCCCGATACCGCGGCCGCGGCCGGCGCGAAGCCGGCCGATGCGGCGTGGGCGACGACGTGTGCCTCGGCGATCTCGGAGGGGTTCGACGCTCGCCTCGTCGGGGCGTGGGGCGACGACGGGCTCGATCCGCCGGCGTACCTCCCGCCGCCGACGCCGCTCCCGGCCGAGCTGACGACCGCCGCGCTCAATGCCGGCGTGGAGCTCTACAAGCGGCGCGAGGCGCCGTTCGGCCCGACGGGATACGTCGATATCCAGGGCGCCGCGATCCGTCTCGCACGCGACTATCTCGAGGCCGTCGCGCCGATCCTCGCCCGGTACGCGACCGTGGGGATCGCGTGAGCCGGACGATGGACGACCGCGCACGCATCCTGTCGGCGCTCAAGACGGCCGGCGTCCGCACCGCGACGACCGGGAAGATGAGTGCACCCGTCGTGCTCGTCGAGCCGGGAGAGCCGTGGAGCGAGCCGCGCCGGCTACCCGGCCGCGTCACCCGCTGGCGACTCACGGCCTACGCCGGGGGCGCCGATTCGGAGGGCGCCTACGCGACGCTCGGGGATCTCATCGACGACGTCGATACGGCGCTCCGCACGCTACCGGGGTGCGAGCTGCCGACCTGGTCAAAGCCGGCCGACGAGACGGTCGGCGGCGTACCCGTCGCGGGTAGCGTCGCGACCGTCCAATACGCGAACGTGTAAGGAGGTTCACCGATGGCCGGCTCGCCGCTGTTCATGCAAGACGTAACCCTCAACCTCAAGTTGACGGGCGCCGGTACTCGCGTCGAGTACAACTGCGATGTGAGTCTCGCCGAGATCATCTCCGCGCCTGGGGACGAAGTCGAATACGCGACGCTCTGTCCGACGGGCTCGTATAAGAGCGTCGGGAAGACGACCTACAGCCTGCACATCGTCGCGGTACAGCGTTGGGCGTCCGACGGGCTCGCAACATTCCTTTGGGACAACGATGGGCAGCTCGCCGACTTCCAGTACCAGGCGCACGGCGCCGGCAAGGTGCCGAGCGCGACAGAGCCCGGTATGACCGGCACGGTCCGATTGATCGCCGGCAACTATGGCGGCGAGGCGCAAAACTTCGCCGAGCTCGACGTCGAGCTCCCGTGCTCCGCGAAGCCGACGAAGATTAGCGCCGCGTTCCCGGCGACCGCCGCGGCCGGCAAGGGCGCGAAGAGCGACGACGCGGCGGCGTAGTGCCGGCGTCGAAGGGCGCCGTAAAAGTCGAGGGCGTGCGGGAGCTCCAGCGCGCTATGGCAAAGGTTGGCGCAGAGGCCGCGGATCTCAAGGCCGCGCATATGCGCGTCTCGTCGATGCTCCTCCCGGGGATCGCGAGCCGCACGCCGCGACGCTCCGGCTCGCTCGCCGGCGGATGGAAGCCGGGTGCGACGAAGGGGCGCGCCCGGATCACCAACGTCGAAAAGTACGCCGGCGTCATCGAGTACGGCTGGTCGGCGCGTGGCATCGAGCCGGCGCGGATGGTCCGCGACGAAGTCGGCGCCTCGCATCGCGAGATACTGGAGCTGTACGAGGCCGAGCTCGCGAGACTCGGCGCCGCGGCCGGCTTTGAGGTGAAATCGTGAGCCGCTACCCGGAGCCGCGCCGGATCGCCGTGACGCTCGGCGACCTCCGGCGGCTAACGATCCTGGAGCGGGCCCGTGCGTGCTCGATCGCCGGCGTCGGCGAAGCCGAGCTGGAGCGGCTCGTCGATGCGGTCATCCGGCACGAAGGGTCGCCCGACGACCTGGAGCGCGGCTCGACACTGTTTTACGCGCTCGCGCTGCAACTGGAGCGGCGGCTCGATCCGGCGACGACGTGGGAGGACGCGCAGACATGGGATCTCGCGCTCGATCTTGAGACGCGCGACGAGATGGCAGACGCCGAAGCGAGGGCGAGCGTTGATGCGGCGATCGCGACCGGGCTCCCGCCGGCCGTCGCCGGTGAGCTCACGCTCGCGCAGCTCGACGCCTACCGGGAGCACGCCGACGAGATCGCGAAGCGCCGACGCCGGCGCGGGAAGCGGGCATCATGAGTCTCGCCCTCGTCGTCGATATCGTCGGCGATGCGTCGAAGCTATCGTCCGAGCTCAAGGGCGCCCAGGGAGAGCTCGGCGGATTCGGCTCGGCGCTCGGCGGTAACGTCGTCAAGATTGCCGCGGTCGCCGGCGTCGCGGGCGTCGCCGCCGGCGCGATCATCGGGATGACCCAGGCCGCGGCCGCTGACCGTGACGAACAAAACAAGCTCAACGCGGCGATCGCCGCCGCGACGAATTCGACGGCCGACTATACGGCCGAGATCGACGCCGCGATCGCCGCCGGACAGGAGCGAGCGTTCACCGATTCCGAGACACGCGAGGCGCTCCAGTCCCTCGTAACGGCTACGGGCGACGTGACGACCGCAACCGGGCTCCTGGCGCAGACGCAGGATATCGCCCGCCTTGCCAACGTCGATCTCGCGACGGCCGCGGACGCCGTGGCAAAGGCGCAGATGGGACAGGCCGGCCCGCTCGCGAAGCTCATCCCGGGGATCGACAAAGCCGGCTCCGCGACGGAGGTGCTCGCCGCTGCGACGAAGCTCGCCGCGGGACAGGCTGACACGTACGCGAAGAGCTCGGCCGGCATGGGCGCCCGCGCCTCGGATGCGTTCGGCGAGATCTCGGAGAGCATCGGCGAGGTATTCCTGCCGATCCTCGACGCCCTCCTCCCGGTGATAATCCAGCTCCTCGGCGTGCTCTCGCAGCTCGTAAAGGCCGTCCTGCCGTTCCTGGTCCCGATCCTCAAGCTCGTCGGCTCTGCGCTGTCGGTCGTCGGCGGCATCCTCGCGACCGTCGTCGGGTGGATCGTCAAGCTCGTCAAATTCCTGGGCGACGCGATCGGGATGCTCGGGAAATTCCTCGACGCGATCAATCCGCTCAAGGGGATCTCACTCCCGTCGTTGCCTTTCCTGTCGAGCTCGACGGCGAGCTCCGGCGGGCCGGTCGCGAGCGGCCGCGGCGTCTCGTCGCGGGCGGCGTCCTCGGGCGGCGGCTCGCCTACGATCAACGTTTACACGACCGGCGACGGGATCGACGCCGAGCTCGCCGTGACGAGGGCGCTCCGGCGCGTCACCCGGATCAATGGCGGCGTGGTGCCGGCCGTCGGATGGACGGGCGGCTAACCCGTGGCAGACTCCATCGGACCGGGCGCGGAGAGCGTCGGCGTCCTCCTTTGGGCCGCTGACCCGTCCGCGGCACGCTGGCAGCGTTCGACCTGGGGCGGCGCGACATGGTCCGCGCCGGCGTGGCAGTCGGTCGGATGCACCGTTACCGAAGCCGACGCGAAATGGGGATCGAGTCAAGAGGCCGGCATCCTGTCGATCGCCGAAGCGTCCGAGCTCGACGTGCAAACGTACGACCCGGATCGGGAGCTCGATCCGCTCAACAGCTCGAGCCCGTACTACGGCGCCGTCAAGCCGGGTACGCCGATCCGGCTCGTCGGGCTGGCACCGGGCGAGATCGTCGCGGCGACCGGCTACATCGACGAGATATCGCACGACCTCGCGAGCTCCCGCGGGCGCATCCGGGCGATCGGCGGGATAGCCTACCTCGCGCAAGCGCAGCTCCCGGCCGGGATCACGCTCCCGAATACGCTCCGGGCCCGTACACGGGCGATCGTCGCGGCCGTCGGGCTAACGGCGATCACGCCCGTCGAGCCCGAAGCGGCGACCGACCCGGACGTCGATCCGGCCGTCGCGCCGTATGACAATACGAAGACGCCGCCGGCGTGGCAGGCGATCTCCGACGCCGCGCTCGACGCCCTTTGGTACGTCTGGGCCGATCCGACGGGTACGATCCGGTTCCGCTCCTGGGGCGCCTTCGTCGATGCGCCCATATCGGTCGGATGCCCTCCCGGCGACGCCGATCCGGGCGACGTTTGGCTGGAGGGGATCTCGACCGTCGAGGCGACAGCGGCCGGCGATGCCGTGCGGAATAGCGTCCGGGCGTACAGCGCCGGCACGACGTGGCAGCCGGCGCGGCAGGATGCGGCGTCGATCCGCACGTACGGGCCGCGGCCGTTCGACGTCGAGCGCGTGGTGCCGGCGTTCACGACGTGGGCGGATCGCATCCTCGCCGATCGCGCCGACGCAGGGCTCGACATCAAGGTCGGCGAGATCCGGCCGTACGATGAGGGCGAGCTCGCCGCGATGCTCGCGACCTCCCTCGGGGGGCCGTCGATCATCCGCGTACGTGACGACGCACACGGCGAGCTCGTCGATCTCGATACCGGCTTGATCGGGGCGCGCCTGGGCGTGACGCCGCTCGGGTGGCGCTTCCGGCTCGCGACGTTGATCTCCCGCGTCGCATGGGAAGACGTGACGCCCGAGCCGCCAGAGCCGCCGATCCCGCCGCCGGACCCGTGGCACGTCGAGACGCGGACCTACATCGCGACGAGTGACGCGCTCGTCACGCTCACATCGGGCGGCGCGAAGTACGGCGCCGGCGCGGCGACTTCGCTCCCGTTCGGCACGTGGCAAGGGTGGACGTATCGCTCCCTCCTCAAGTTTCCCGCGATCCCGTGGACGAAGGTCCGCGCCGTGCAATCGGCGACGCTCAAGCTCCAGACGTCCACCCAGGTCCGCATCGGCTTCGGCGGATCACCGAAGAGCGATATCCGGCGGATCACGTCGGACTGGTCGGCGGGCGGATCAAGCTCGCCGAGCTCTGGGAATGCCGTGGTATGGCCGGGGCCGAATACGACGAGCTCGGGAGCCGTTACCGGCTCCTTCGGGACGTCTCAAAACGCGGCGAAGAGCATCCGCGTCGATGCGATCGTGCGCGCCTGGGCGCCGAGCTCGGCCGGCGGATCGGGCGCGGCGCAGTACGGTATACGCCTCGGCGACTACAGCTCATCGGGATCGAATACCGGCGAGGTATGGCCCGTCGAACAGGGCGGCGCAGCTCGCCCGACGCTTGAGCTCGTCTTAGAGGTATTCGACTAGAGGGAGGTAACGGCTATGGCGGTCCCTGCGCGCCCGGTAGAGGGCTCTCCCGTTGACGCGACATGGGGCGGCGTCGTGCACGACGGCGTGGTCGCGATGGATATCCAGTGCGGAACGTTCGCGCTCTCATGGGCCGGCTCGGCGCTCTCCGTCTCAACGGGCGTCACCTTCCCGCGGGCGTTCGCCGCCGCGCCCATCGTCGCGACGTCTGTCGTGAATCAAGTCGGGACGCCGCAACCGCGGCTCGTCGGGAGCGTCGGCTCGCTCTCCGCTGCGGGTTTTTCGTTCCAGGGCGTCGAGACACGCGAGACGGCCGTCACGGCCGGTATGTTTTGCCATTGGATCGCGATCGGGCCGCGGGCGTAGCGATGCCGCTCGATTGGCGGCTCCGCGACCTACTCGCGCGGCTCCTCCCGCGGAGCTGGGCGGTGCGTCTGGGCATCCGCCGGCTCTCGCCGCGCGGCAACGACCGGCCGTCGTTTTCCGTCGAGGTGACGCCGCTCGACACGGGCGGCGGCTACCGGGCGAAGCACCGGATGCAAAACCCGTCGAAGGACCCGTCGGAGCCGTACGGCGGCGAGGGCTCGAGCGTCGGCGAGGATCACGGCTGGAGCGGGTGCACGATGAGTGCCGGCGCGGACGTCATCGCCTATCAGCAACCGCGGGGCGGGCTCACGCCGTGGGGCGGCGACCTCCGGCATCGACAGAGCGACCTATCGGGAGGGACGGACCTGTACGACCTCCGGACGGCGTGGGCGGAGTACGGCGAATCGCTCACGATCAAGAGCGGCTCGGGCTGGAGCGCGCTCGTCGATGCTCACAATGCCGGCCGCGCGATCGTCGCCCAGGGCGAAGGAAACGTACCCGGCTCCGAGACGTACGACGGCGCCCATGCGTGCGCGATCGGGCCCGAGACGAACAGCGCCGGCGATTGGCTCTTCGGCGACCCGCTCGCGTCCGATTGGCAATGGGTCCCGCCCGGGAAGGTCCGGACGTGGATGGAAAACCTATGCGGCTCCGGCCTCTGCTACGCCGCCGGCGAAAAGCCGCCGGCCGACCCTCCGCCCGAGCCGACGCCCACGCCGCCGCCGCTCCCGCCCGTCGATCCGTACGTCGAGGAGCGAGCCGCCTACCTCCGCGGCGTACGTGACGGCGAGGCGACGCACGCCGATCGAGTCTTCCGCTCCTGGTCACCCGGCCGGCCGTTCGAGCCGCCGCACGACGTCGCCGGCGCTCAATGGGGATACGCCGACTGGAGCGGCGCCCCGAAGGCGCAAGGCGACCCGTGGGCGAGCTGGCCGCTCCCGCTCGACGCCGTCTATCGGGCGCAGTACCCGGCCGAGTGGAGCCGGGCCGGATGGGCGGCGTCGGTATGGCGCGGGTAGTCCTGGGCGCCGCCGTGCTCATCACCCTCGGCGCCGTCCTCGTCGGCGGTCCGTTCCCGCTGGAGCTCCGCGCGACGATCCTCGCGTCGTGCGCGGCGATCCTCCTGTACCTCGTCGCCGTCGAGATCCGCGAACGGGACTAGTCGCTCGAGGAATTAGGTGCATGTCTGCATATAGTGCAGTCTGCGCTTGACAGGGGGGTTCATCGTCAAACGTGCCGCAGGCGCGGGGAGCCGCGAAGCGACGAAGCGACCCGTCGCCGAATGGAACGGGGCAGACTATCGCCTAGCGGCGAGCCGTACGGGAGCCTTGCCATATGACGTTTTACTCTCGACCGCCGCTAGTCTGCCGGCGATGCGGGTGCGCCGCCGTCCGATGGGGCGAATACATCTCTCGCGATGCGCGAGACGGCGACTACGGCATAAAGCATCGCCTAGAGACGTTTTACGGCGTGCCGCATGAGTGCGACCGCCACAAACTGCACTCGGCCGAATACGAACGATCGGCGACGAGCTCGCGTAATCTCCGGCCGGCGCGATATCAGCGACCCGAGCGCACTCGATGACGAGACGCGACGACGCTCGGCGTGCGGCGTACGCCACGAAGCACGCTCCGATCGTCGAGCCGTCAACGCCGCCGGCGCCCGCTAGCGCGGCGCCGTCGAGCGTGCCGGCCGCCGATGCGGGATTCCGGTTTGAGCTCGATCCGGCTCGGGCTCGTCATGTTCGGGCGATGCAACGGGTCTACGCCGAAGAGCTCGCGAACCGGCGGTTTTACTTTGAGCGATGGGGCGTCCCGTTCGTCGAGTCGGAGCTCGCCGGCTACCGCTACCGCAACGGCGACCCTGACCGGTGACGCTCTGGAGCCCGATTGACCCGGGCCGGCCGTGCTTTACGTGCGGGCGCAAGCCGGACTACTCCTTCGCTGACGGCTCGCCGGCGTATACCTGTCATCACGATCCGATCGTCGTGCGCGAGCCGTATCCCTGGCCGGATATCCGGATCGACGTGACGTTGACGGATGCCCAGATGGAGCGAGGGCGCGCCCACGCCGTCAAGGTCATCGACCGCGCACGGGAGCGCGGTTTGCATCACACCTCGCCGACCGGCAACCGCCCAGGGCGCCCGCCCGAGCTGGAGCGTACCGTCGTCGGCTTCCTCGGCGAGATCGCCGCCGCCGATCTCACCGGGCTGCCGTGGCGTCCGGCCTACTGGACGGGGCGCAAGCTCGCCGATATCGGCGCCCGCGTCGAGGTGCGATCGACCCGGACCCTCAACTACCCGCTGCACCTCTACCCGCGCGATCGGCGATCGTTCGTCTTCCTACTCATGCAGACATGGCGCCCCGACTTCCGTCGTTGGCGGGCGATCGGATGGATGGAGGGCGCCGACCTCGTCGATCCGCGCTACGTCGTCGATGAGGACGACGGCCGGCCCGTCTATGCCGCTCCGCGGATCGCCCTGCACCCGCTCCCGCTCCCGCCGGACAGCTAAACTAGCCGCCGCGGCCGGTAGGGTGACTGGCAAGGCTCCCCGCCGGCCGTGCTATCCTCCGGGTAATCGCCTTGCCATAGGAGAGAGCCTTGCCGGACCTCACGAACGAACAGCACGAACAGCGGCGTACGCGCATCGGCGCGAGCGAAGTCGGCGCCCTCCTCGGCCCCCATCCGTTCACCGATCCGGCGCGGATCTATGCCCGCATCATCGACGGGCCCGGGCCGGCGAAGGATTCGCGGGCGATGCGGGCCGGCCATGCCCTGGAGCGGGCGATCGGGAACGTCGCCGCCGGCGAGCTCGGGCTCCGGCTCCGGGCGTGCTCGATGACGTACGTGCATCCGGTGTTGCCGCTCGCCGCGTCGCCCGACTTTTACGCCCGCGACCGGACGGGCGGCGAGCCTGGGCTCCTGGAGGTGAAGCTCTCCCGCGAATGGTCCGACTGGACCGACGGCCCGCCGCCGTGGTACGTGTGGCAGGTCCGGGCGCAGCTCGCCCTCACCGGCCGGCCGTGGGCGTACCTCGCCGCGCTCGTCGGGACGTCGATGCAGACGCACCGGATCGACCGCGACCCGTCAAAGGAGCTGGAGCTCCTCGACGCCGTCGCGATCTTTTGGGCGAAGCATCTTGAACCGCGTAACCCGCCCGAGACGGACCGCGAGGACCTCACCCTACGCTGGAGCCTTGAGCCGGGAGAGCGGCTCGCCTCGGGCGACCTCGAGGCCGCGGGCGACGTCTATGCGGCGATCGTCCGGCGCCGGCGCGAGATCGAATCGGCCGAAGCCGAGCAACGCGGCCGATTCGTGGCGCGGATCACGAACGGGACGCGGATCGTACTCGGACAGGGCTGGAGCGCGGTCGTCGATGACCGCGGCGTGCTCCGGTTCACCGTCAAGGGTCGCGGATGACGCGGCCGAAGCCACCTAATCGAGGAGGAGATCCGTTGACCGATACAGCCGAAGAGCTCGATCCCGGCGAGGATCACGAATTCGTATTCCCGCCGACCGTGGAGCTCGGGACGCACCCGGCGACGTTTACCGGCGCGCACGAATTCACGTACACCGACAAGACGACGGGCGAAGAGGTGACGCTCGTATCCTGGGGATTCGACGTCAAGGGCGTCGCCGTCGAGGGCGTGACGTCGATGCTCCTGTCGCCGCGATCGAAGGGTTTTGCGTGGTTGCGCGCCCTCGCTCCCGACGTCGTCGCCGCCCGATCGTCGATCAACGCATCCGAGCTCGCCGGCCGGCCGTGCCTCATCGTCGTCGAGGATCGTGACGGCGAGCCGCGGATCTCCGACGTCCTCGCACCCGTGAAAGCGTAGGGATGCCGTGCCTCTGCCCGGATCATCCCGGCTGCCATCGCAAGCGCCGGCGGGCCCGCCGCCAGTGCTCGCCGTGCATCGACTATTGCGGACCGTTCCGCGATCGCTAGAGTCGGCTCATGCAATGCGTCGTCAAGGACTGCAACCGGACCGGGACGGAGCTCCATCACTTCGGCCCGCGGGCCGTCTTCGGCGTCAACGCGGATCGTTGGCCGCGGGCGTGGGTTTGCGTTGAGCATCATCGGACGTGGCATCGACAGGTTTGGCCGGGACGCACGAAGATTCGGCGCGAGATCGCCGCGCGCATCCGCCGGCGATCGTTGACGTGAGCGAGCGCCCGAAGCTCCTGGACCTCTACTGCGGCGCCGGCGGCGCGAGCACGGGCTACGCCGAAGCCGGCTTCGACGTCATCGGCGTCGATATCGCGCCGCAACCGCACTACCCGTTTCCGTTCGTCCGGCTTGACGCGCTCCAGCTCGATCCGGTGTACCTCGATCGGTTCGACCTCATCCACGCGAGCCCGCCATGCCAAAGGTATTCCGGTATGTCGAAGCGATGGGACCGCTCGGGCGATCACCCGGACCTCATCGGGCCGACTCGGGAGCTCCTGTTCGCATCGGGCGTCCCGTTCGTCATCGAAAACGTCCAGGGGGCGCCGCTCCTCGACGCCCTGACGCTATGCGGCTCGATGTTCGGGCTCCGATCGGGCGCCTATCAGCTCCGGCGCCATCGTCTGTTTGAGGCGCACGGCGTCGAGCTCTGGCCGGCGCCGGCTCAATGCGCCCATAGCGGGCCGGCCCTCCCGGTGTACGGCCATGCGGGCGGGCGATCGGTCCGAGACGGGCTCTCATTCCCGGGTACGGCCGCGTGGCGCGAGGGTATGGGGATATCGTGGATGACGGGCGCAGAGCTCGCCGAGTCGATCCCTCCAGCGTTCACGCAATGGGTCGGCGGGCGCGCCATGACGCAGCTCCGTACGAGCGCGATCCTCGACGTCCTCGCCCTATGAGTTTCCGCGGGCGGGTATGGGTCGCCCTGGCGTTCGCCCTCCTCGCGCTCTGGGCGCTCATCATCCGGGCCGCATGGGGCGCGTTTCGTGGGTGATCTCCGATCCTCCCAGGCTGTACGGGTACGCACCCGGCGCTACCTTGAGGCGAGGGACGGACGGACGTGCGTGCGATGCGGAGATCCGATCGACCGGCGCGAGACGGCGAGCATCGGACACATCATCGCCCGCGCCCTGGGCGGATCGGATGACGTGAACAACCTTCGGCTGGAGCACCTCGCGTGCAACAAGTCCGCGGGCGTCGATCGCGATCGCGCACGGCCCGTCTTTTACCTCGGGAATATCGCCGCAACAG